GGGGAGTTCTTCTCTAAAGAATACGTGCTTAAGAATGTATTAATGCTAGATGATGATGGTATAAAGCAAATGAAAGATCAGATTACTAAAGAAAAAGAATCTGGCGAAATTGAAACCGATGATGAGGAAGAACAACAATGAGTATAGATCAACCACTTGAACAGCCAGAAATGAGTCAAGATGCTAAAATGAATAGCTTTATTCAGAATGTAGTAGATGATGACTTTGCTAAAGCGGCACCTACATTCCACGAATTGCTACAAGCAAAAATGGATGATGCGTTAGATCAAGAAAAAATTGCTGTTGCGGCTCAGATGTTTAATGGCGCAGAAGAAGAATTAGATGATGATGATCCTTCTGAAGAAGATATCGATGCGGCTATAGATGAGTTAGACGATGAAGATGACGATGATACTGAAGAAGAAGACGATACAGAAGAATAATTATATCATGTCAAAAATCTTTTTAGTATAAATAAAGGTAATAATATGACGAAAACGTTTAGAAATATGAGGGAACTTGCTGGTAGGAAACCTTCTGGTGAAATGGTCTTTAAGAAAAAGATCAGTGGCCTTCCCGTAATGATTCATAAAGAGAAGAACGGTTTTGTTGTGTATATAGATGGTGACAGACTCGATGACTATAAGTCTCAGAAAGAAGCTGAGAAAATGGCTAAAGAATTTGTTAAACAATATAGAGGTTAATTAGATGAAGCTGATCACAGAATACACTGAAACAGATGTTCAGTGCATAGTAGAGAAAAAAGAAGATGGCACAAAATCTCATGTGATTGAAGGCGTCTTCATGCAAGCTGAGTCAAAGAATAGAAACGGACGCATATATCCAAAGCCTATTATGGAAAAGGCAGTTGGTAAGTATGTGAACGAACAGGTTTCCAAGAACAGAGCGGTTGGTGAGTTAAATCACCCTGAAGGACCAACTGTTAACTTGGATAAAGTATCCCACAAAATCACAGAACTTTCTTGGAAGGGAAATGATGTTGTGGGTAAGGCACAAATACTGGATACTCCAATGGGTAATATCGTAAAAGGTTTACTTGAGGGCGGCGTTCAACTAGGTGTGTCAACTCGTGGTATGGGTAGCCTTGAGCAACGTAACGGAACTATGTACGTCAAAGATGATTTTATGCTTAATACGGTTGATATCGTACAAGATCCATCTGCACCAAATGCTTTTGTTAATGGGATAATGGAAGGTGTAGAGTGGGTTTGGAATAATGGCATCATTGAAGCTCAAGAAATTGAAAGAATAGAGACTGAAATAAAAAATGCTCCACGTGCGGATCTTTATGAGACGCAAGTGCGTGAGTACAAGAATTTCCTCTCGTTATTGAAACAAACATGATTAAGGAGTCTAACATGGCTGATCAAATCGAAGAACAGGATGTAGAACTTCTAGACGAGTCGGAAACCGATCTTGTAGAGAAAGAAGCTCACGATCCTAAAAATGCTGAAGCCCAATCAGTAGCATCTGTTGATGCCGCTGAGAAAAAAGGCCCGGTCGCTAAGAAGCGTAAGGGTGATAAGGGAACAAGCGAACCAATGCAAAAAGGCGATGCTGGCGCAATGAAAGCCGAGTCTGTCGATATCGATGGAGATTTTAGTGAAGACTTGAATGCTCTTGTTGAATCTGAAGCCACACTCAGTGATGAGTTTAAAGCTAAAACAGCAGTAATCTTTGAAGCAGCGGTTAAATCCAAAATCTCAACAGAGATCAATCGTTTAGAAACAGAATATGCCGATCAGTTGGCAGAAGAAGTTGCTACAACTAAAAACGATCTTGTAGAGAAAGTGGACAGCTACCTAAACTATGTGGTTGAACAGTGGATGGATGACAACAAACTTGCAATACAATCTGGACTACGTTCAGAAATTGCAGAAGGCTTTATGGATAAGTTGAAAGACTTGTTTGTAGAATCTTATGTTGAAGTCCCTGAGTCCAAAGTTGACCTAGTAGACGAACTTGCAACTGCAAACGAAGAACTGGAAGAGCAGTACAACGAAGCAGTAGCTAAAGCTATGACAATCTCAGAAGAGTTAGAAACATACAAGCGTGAAGCGATTATTCGTGAAGCTTCTAAGGATCTAGCAGAAACTCAGGTTGAAAAGCTTGCCAAACTAGCAGAATCTGTTGATTTTGAATCAGAAGAGGCTTTCACTAATAAAGTGGCAACTCTGAAAGAATCATATTTCTCACAGAAAACTGCAACATCTATTATCGCAGAAGAAACAGAAGATGATACAGCGGATGACACTGTAGAAACTTCAGCGGCAATGGAAAGTTACCTAAACGCAATAAGAAAAACAACTAAGTAAGTTAAGGAGATCCAATTATGGAAACTTATGATCGTCTCGTAGAGAAGTGGTCACCAGTATTGAACGAAGAGTCAGCGGGTTCTATTACCGATGCTCACAAGCGTTCTGTTACGGCGGCTGTTCTAGAGAACACTGAGAAAGCCCTGCAAGAGCAAGGTTTACAAGAAGTAGCGGCTAACGCCGCTGGTGCTGGTACTGCCGCAACAGGTGCGGCTGACAACTGGAACCCAATTCTGATTTCACTCGTCAGACGTGCGATGCCAAACATGATGGCATATGACGTTGCTGGTGTTCAGCCAATGTCAGGTCCAACAGGCTTGATCTTCGCAATGAAGTCAAACTACAAAACAAGTAAAGCTGGCGTAGCAGTCGGTGATGAGGCACTATTCAACGAAGCGGCAGTAGGCTTCTCTGGTGACTCAGCAACAACTGGTAACGGTTCACCTTCAGGTCTTGCTGGTGTAACTGATACAGATGGCGGCGGTTCTATCGTTGACTCTGGTTCAGCAAATGTACCTTACACTGGTGATGCATATACTACAGCGGAAGCTGAAGGTTTAGGCACATCTGGTGGTGAAGCATTCTCAGAAATGGGCTTCAGCATTGAAAAAGCAACAGTGACCGCAAAGTCACGTGCTTTGAAAGCTGAGTACACTCTAGAATTAGCACAAGACTTGAAAGCAATTCATGGTCTTGACGCTGAAACAGAGTTAGCCAACATTCTGTCAACTGAGATCCTTGCGGAAATTAACCGTGAAGTTATCCGTACAATCAACAGCCAAGCCAAAATCGGCGCACGTCAAGCTAACGTTACTGTAAAAGGTATCTTCGACTTGTCAAGCGATGCTGATGGTCGTTGGAGTGCTGAGAAGTTCAAAGGTCTAGGCGTACAGCTTGATCGTGAAGCTAACGTGATTGCAAAAGAAACACGAAGAGGAAAAGGTAACTTTATTATCTGTTCTTCAGACGTAGCTTCTGCACTTGCCGCTTCTGGTATGTTGGATTATTCTCCAGCATTGTCAACAAACTTAAATGTTGATGACACAGGTAACACTTTCGCTGGTGTGTTGAATGGTCGTATTCGGGTATATATTGACCCATATGCAACTTCCGACTACATCAACGTAGGCTATAAAGGTTCTAACCCATATGACGCTGGTGTATTCTATTGCCCATATGTACCTTTAACAATGGTTCGTGCCGTAGGTGAGAACGACTTCCAGCCACGTATCGGGTTCAAAACTCGTTATGGCATGGCGTCTAACCCATTCGTAGGTGCCGCACCCGCTGATGGTCTTGCAACTGCACGTACTAACCAGTACTACAGAATCTTCCGTGTAGACAACATTCTCACATAGATTTAAATATAAAAAAGGGGGGGATTAAACCCCCCCGCAACTAGCGCATCGTCTGGCCTGATGGTGCGCTTTTTTTATGCGGCCTGTTTCATTAACCATTTGCTCATAATGTTCTCATACCACTCAGGGTTATTATCCTTCAGAACATTAATAGGAGAAGAACCTAAATTACTTTTGTCAGAAGTAGCAACTGCATACTCTTCAACAGTAAAAGACTCACAAAGTTCTTTCATAAACTGTGACTTAGTGACAGGAGCACCCCTATGCTTGAAACGTGCGATAAACAGATCAGCACCACGTCCAACCATAGTAGGGTGGACGTGGATGTCATCAGGATATACTGGTCTGCCCTCATAATCACCTCTATACATTAAGTAACCACCGTGGTAGCTAAACTTAGATTTCACAAACTGTGTCATATGATTCGCCTTTTCTATTGCTTACATACTATTATTAACATATAAAAGAGCCTGTGTCAAGGGTATAAATACAGTTATACAGAGTTTTTTAGGAACAACTTATGCCTACATTAAATCCAACATTAGCGGTAGATACCACAACATCAGCTTCAGCGTTGAATAATGTTAACTACTTGCAACCAAATGCTTTTAAACTTACTATTGATCACAAGCATTTTCAGAACCTAGAGTTCTTTTGTCAGACTGTTATGCATCCATCGTTGTCATCTAACCCCGTAGAAGTCCCATATAAGAGAATTTCTTCTATACCTTTTGCTGGAGATAAGTTGACATTTGGTGAATTAACTGCTATGATAATAGTTGACGAAAATCTTAATGCTTATACAGAGATGTATAAATGGTTGGAGAGAACTATAGAACTACAAGATAACACACCTTTGTATAGGACATCCTCTAAGCCACCTACATATGCTGATATTACTTTAAACATTCTAAGTAGTAATAATAACAAGGTTAGACAGATCAGATACATTGATTGTATCCCGACAAGTCTTGGTGACATGACATTAGAATCTACATCAGGTGACGTATCTTTCATAACATTCCCAGCATCATTTAGATTTTCTTATTTTGAACTGAAGTAACAAACGAAAGTATATTATGAAAACATTAGAAGAAGTCATTGCGGCTTGGCAAGAAGATTGTCAAATCCCTAGAAATGATTTAGCAGAGACCTCTCGCTCAACTCCAAAGCATCATGCCAAGTATCTTGAAGTCTTGGCGAATGCTAAGTTGCGTCTTAAGAAGACAGAGATGGATCAAAAGATTTTACTTAAGAACAAGTGGCTATACTATAATGGTAAGATGGACCAAGAAGAAATAGAAGCCCGTGGCTGGGACTATGATCCTCTCAACGGTCTTAAGATCCTTAAGGGCGATATGAACTATTACTACGACTCTGATATTGAGATCCAAGAGTCTGAGATGAAAATAGAGTACTTAAAGACCCTTATAAATACAACCACAGACATAGTAGATGCTCTTAAGTGGCGGCATCAAACTATTAGTA